GATCGCGGCGCACTACTCAGCCCGTGGCGAGTCCACGACATCCGACGGACAATGCGAACCGGCCTTGGCAGACTTGGGATTCCACCGCACGTCGCCGAGCTCTGCATCAACCATGCCCCCGGCGGTGTGCAGGCGATCTACGACCGGCACACGTATCAGCCGCAGATCGGGTCCGCGCTCGCGGCTTGGGCGGCGCATGTCGAGTTGATCGCCAAGGGCAGGGATCCCAAAGTCGTTCCGCTCACACGCAGTAAGGCATAGCATCGCCTCGGCGCGGCTAGGGTAGCTCCCGAAAAGCCGGATATCCACACTCGGCTCGCCGCGCTGCCTCTCGTGTGTGGAGTGCCCGTGTGGAGGCGCCGGTGGTCTGGCTTACCCGCAACCAAGCGATCGAGAAAAAGCGCCGCCAACTCGTTCCGGCCCGTCATTGATATGGGCGAATCTCAACGCAAGCGCGGGGCGCGGCCGCTTTACCAGGTGTTCCTGGAGCGGGTGATCAACATCCCAGCGGTGCAGCACTATCGAGCGGCTGCCATCGGCGACTATGAGTCGGCGCTCGCCAACGCCGACTGGGACAAGCTCAAGACGTTTGGTTATGCCCCCCATATGGCGCTCCGTTTTTTCTCTGAGGGCTTCACCTACGGACAATTTGGCGAGTTCGTGTGGTCCCTGGATGAGCCGGAAGAGTTCTACCCCCGAATGCTGTGGGATCCAGACGGAGATGACAGACTGGTTTCGCCTCCCTTACTGCACGCTTTGCTGCGCGGGTACAATGCGGCGTGCGGGGCCGTTAAAGAATGGATCAAAGAGATCATCGATAACGAGTGGATCGCCAGCGGAGTAAACGAGATAAGCGGCGCGCGCTTCGATCTCGATTCGGCAGCGGAATTTACACGTACTGGCCTGGTCCTCAACATGCGCAACGGCGACTTGTCTGAGGCGCGCAAGCTCCTGCCTTGGGAGCAGTTGGCCGCCATCCATCGACATGATTACGAGCTCCTGCTTACGAGGCGCTGGTCAGCTATGACACTGCGAGCAGCAGAGTCAGGGACGGCAAAGTCGACCGAGCGATCACGGGAAACATCGTCATCCGTTTCGGATTTGCCATTCCAAGGGAAAGCCCCGCTCAAGACGTGGTTGCCAGCGGCGATGCAGGATAATCCACGTCGCCTTGGTGAGGGGCTCCGCGCCTACTTCCATCGCTTGGAGGGCATTGCCAAGGGCCGTTGGAAGTGGACGTCGATCGAGGTCGAATACTACGCACAACAAAAGTCCAAAAAGTCCTAGCTAGGTTCTAGCTGGCTAGGAGCAATCACAGTTCCTGCGGGTTTACGCGCCTAGAAAATTAGGTTTGCTTACTAGGGCGCTAGGTGCGCCTGCTTGCGGCTATGAACAAGCCGCAGCGAATTCCTGCTCCTGTTGACCCCTTTGAGTACGAGAGCTGGCTTGACCAGATCGTCTCGCTCGAAGAAGCCGCGCGACTGCGCGGCGTCAGCAAAGACACCGTCAGACGTGAGGACAGCCGGCGCGTTGCGCGCGGCGAGGACTCTCACGTTTTGCATTTGTCCGTCCGCCGCCAAGGCATGCGGCGGCGCCATGCGCTCATGTTGCCACCGCGCCTGACAACGCGACGGCGACCTGTCGAATAGCCGGAACCCGTCCGCGCGGACACGTTCCGCTGCGCTTGAGGGGCCTGATTAAAGTTGAGGCGCGTGTCATGGAACGCCGCACAGCCGACGACTTTCGTGCCGAGATAGATGCGCGGCAGGTCGATCAACATGATGGGCTATCCCAGGATAGCCCATCGACTGACCCCGACGTCATCATCACCACTGCCCAGGAAGCTGCTCGCCGGCTGCTCAGCGGGCAATCCTGGCAGGACTGGCGAAAAGTTGGAAGCGCAGCGCAGATCCTGCGCGGGCGGGCCATGCTCGAAGCGCGGACAAACAAGCCGGAAGGCAAGCTTTACGCTGCCGCCTTTGGTCGCCTGCTTGCTGGTGTCAAGCTTGTCGACAAGGTCCTTGGCGGGAGGGAGCACACGGCACTGCGCTGCCGGTTGCTCGAGCTGATGGATCACATCAATGAGGTCGATGCATGGTGGGCGAGGTTACCTGCAAATAAACGGCTGGAGTGGAACTATCCACTAATCATCTACAAACACTGGCAGCGCTTTAAAGTCCCGGGCACACACTCAGCAGAAAAGCCGCTATCTCCTGTCGCCAAGCTTAAGGAAAGCATCGCCGCTCTGAGCGAAGAGAACCTTCGTCTCAAGGAAGCCAACGGCGGCAGCACGATCAGCGCACGAGATAGCGCGCGCGACGTGGTGACAGTGCTGCGGGGCATGTTCAGCGCGCGGAAGCTTGAGGAAATCCGGCGCCTGCTCGGTAAGGAGGGCAAGCAATGATCGCCAGCCGTCGACGTCGTCCCGAGGATCAAATCCAAAAAGCCGTGCTGGAACATCTGCGTTTGCGCAGACCGCGGACAGCATACTGGTTTCATGTTGCTAATGGAGGTGGTCGCTCACCGATCGAAGCTGCGATTCTGAAAAGTCTCGGGGTGCGAGCCGGTGTCCCGGATTTGATCATCATCCACGACGGTAAAACCTACGGGTTGGAGCTGAAAGCAGAGGGCAATAAGCCGACCAAGCTTCAAATCGAGGCCCAGGACGCAATGCGCGCCGCCGGCGCCGAAGTCGTGGTCGCCGTCGGTCTCGATGCTGCGCTCCAACAACTTTAACAATGGCAACTGTTACGAGGATCCGCGTCATGAGCAAATACAAATGGTTTTGGCACGCAGACGCGCGGCTCTTTGAAGTTGGAATTCTCGATGACGGCACTCTGCACAACCCGCGGGGCTATCCACCTGAAATAGTCCGCGCTGCGGTCATGGCGGCAGACGCGCAATGGCATGCCCGCAGGAGTGCGAGTGCCAAGAAAGCCGCAGTAACACGGCAGCGGCGCCAAGAGCGGCGCGTCCATCAGGCATCGCAACGAATAGTGAACAAGCAGGAGACGGGTCCGCGAACGTATTGTTTTGTTTGCGGTCGACATCTTGACGATCCAGCATCAATTCAACGGGGCATTCGCTCGGAGTGCTGGCAAGACGTTTTGGCGCTGGTTGAGATGGCGCTTGCCAAAAGGCTCGCGTCATGAACCTCGCTGCGGGCATGCCTAAATGACGAACAATCCAATTCCCCTAGCCGCGCAGGCGACCGCAGTCCGGCGCGCTGCGGTCAATCTGCAGGGCCATGTCGACAATTTGAAGCGGTTGGTCGCGCGCAAGCAGCGACCCGAGATCGAACTAGAGATTGCGCAGGGCTGGCTGCCGGCACTCACTGCGGCGGCTGACACGATGGAAGACCTAGCGCGTACGGAAAGGTCGGTCTCATGATTGACGGCGTTCACGTTGTCACCGCAAGCCTGGCGCCGCGTCTCCTAATTCACGGCCAGGAAGGCGTCGGTAAAACCACATTGGCCGCGCAGTTCCCGGCGCCTGTGTTCATACAAACCGAAGATGGTTGTCCATCGGGATTGTCGATCGCGACGTTTGGACTGCTGACCAATTTCAGCGATGTGCGTGCCGCACTGACCACGCTCGCAACCGAGGGCCACGACTTCCGCACGGTCGTGATAGATGCACTAGACGCGCTCGAAGGCTTGATCTGGCGCGATGTCTGCACGACGCAAGGCTGGGCCTCGATCGAAGCTCCCGGCTACGGCAAAGGATACATTGTCGTGGACGGCTGGTGGCTCGACCTGCTTGCCGGACTTGAACATCTACGTCGCGAACGTGGCATGCTGATCGTGCTGCTCGCGCACAGCGCGATCGAGATAATTAACGACCCACGCGCCGCATCCTACACGAGCTATCAGCTGCGCCTGCACAAACGCGCGCGCGGACTGGTGCAGGACTGGTGCGACGCCATCGGCTTCCTCGCGCCGGATCTGCACGTGCGCGAGGACGATGCCGGCTTCGGCAAGAAACGTGCGCGCGCCGACGGTGGCTCGCAACGTTGGCTGCATCTGGAAGCGCGGCCGAGCTTCGTTGCTAAGAACAGATACGGCCTGCCGGCAAAAGTGCCGGTGCCGGCCGATTTCAGTTACGAGGCACTCGCCTCGTATTTTCCGCCGCTGTCGGCGGTCTCGACAGCAACTCAACTCGACAAAGGAGACAACCATGTCGACACAACTTCCTGAAACTTTCGAACCGGAAAAGGAGGAGGGTAACACCTGGAATCTCATTTTTCCAGGCGAATACGTCGCCCAGATCGTCGAAGCGTCCGTTACCCAACCGAAGTCGATGGACGGGTACTACATCTTGCTCGTGTGGAAGATCCTCGAAGGCGAGTACGAGGGTCGCCAGGTCTGGCAGCGGATCGCCTTCACTCATTCGAAAGAGCAGACCCGCACTATCGGTCGCAAGATGCTGAAGAGCCTTTGCATTGCGCTTAGCGTCGCCGAGCATGTCGAGGATGTCGAAGTATTCCTGTTCAAGTCGGCGAAGATCAAGGTCGGCATCGAAGTCGACAGGAACGGCGTTTACGACGACAAAAACGTCGTAAAGCGCATCTGGCCGCTCGATCCGCCGACCGACGGCAATGGAGCAGGAGCTTCTCAGCCTGCGCCGAAACCTGATCCGCAAGCCGGTGTTGCGGCAGCTCCGAAGCCGCAGACCACAGCCGCGACGAAAGGGCCGGTACGCCCCGGCCCGGCCGGCACTGCGCCTTGGCATCAACAAAAGTCCTGAGCGTGTCGGCGTGTTCGAGTTGCGCTCATATCAGCGTCAGGCGCTCGACGCGCTCGACACGTATTGGACATCCGGTGGCGGCAACCCGCTGCTTTCGTTGGCCACCGCCACTGGAAAGTCTCTGCTGATTGCGTGGCTGATCCGCGATGTGCTGACTCGGTTCCCCAACTTGCGCGTCCTGGTCCTGGTGCACGTCCAGGAATTGCTCGATCAGAATCTCGAACACCTGCTCGCGCTTTGGCCGGATGCGCCGGTCGGGGTCAATTGCGCGGCCCTCAATCGCCGCGACTGGGATCAGCAGATCGTCTTCGCCAGCATTCAATCCGTGTTCCGTTTGCCGGAAAAGTTGGGCGCGCGCGACCTTTGCCTGATCGATGAAGCCCACCTGGTGCCGCACGACGGTGCCGGCATGTATCGCAGCCTCCTCGCCACGCTGCGCGATATCGTTCCCGACATGCGCGTCTGCGGATTGTCGGCCACGCCATTCCGGCTGGACAGCGGTCGCCTGGACGAGGGCGAGGGCAAGATCTTCGACGAGGTGATCTTCGATTACGGCATCGGTCGCGGCATTGCCGACGGCTGGCTGGCGCCGCTGTCGAGCAAGGCGACCAGGACCTCGATCGACGTGCGCAATGTCGGTCGGCGCGGCGGCGAATTCATTCCGGGAGAGCTCGAAGCAGCGGCCGACGACGCGGTCAAGATCGCCGCGGCCTGTGACGAGATTGTCGAGCTTGGCGCCGACCGGCGCCGCTGGCTGATCTTCTGCTGCGGTATCAATCACGCGACCCATGTGCGTGATGCGCTGCGCGAGCGTGGGATCAACTGCGAAGCGGTGTTTGGCGAGACGCCGCAAGACGAGCGCGAGCGCATCGTTAACGACTTCAAGGCAGGTCGCATCCGCGCCCTTGTCAACGTGATGGTGTTGACCACAGGCTTCAACGTACCGGCGGTCGATTTGCTGGTGATGTTGCGGCCGACGTTGTCGACCGGTCTCTACGTGCAGCAGGTCGGTCGTGGAACGCGCAAGGCGGATGGCAAAAAGGGCTCCCTCGTCCTCGATTTCGCCCAGAACGTCTATCGCCACGGCCCGGTCGATCACGTCAACATCGCCATGACCGGCAAGAGCAATGGCAATGGCGCCGGCGTCAAGGTCAGCAGCATCCAGGCCAAGGCCTGTCCGGACTGCGATGAACTCAACGCACTGACGGCTACACATTGCACTTGTTGCGGCTATGAATTTTTCCAACCGCGGCCAGAGGCCAAGCATGCGACCACGGCCGACGCAGTACCTATCCTGTCGAGTGGGACATCCTGGCTGCCGGTACGCGACGTCAGCTTCTGCAAGCACGTAAAGTTCTACGACCCGAATAAACTGCCGACGCTGCGGATCGAGTACTTGTGTGGGCTGTCGGTCTATTCCGACTATGTCGCCTTCGAGCATCGCGGGATAGCGCGCTCGTTCGCGGAGCGGTTCTGGTTCGCACATGGCGGCGAGCAGCCGGTTCCGCTGACTGTTGACGAAGCACTTGAGCGTAGCTGCGAACTCGACCGAGCCTACGAGATTACTGTCGTTCGCAACGGCAAGTTCTGGAACGTGATTGAGCGCCGGGTACGACGTGCCGGCGGCCAGTGCGTCGAGATCGACCGCTTCTATCAAATCTGGACCATCAACTCGCGCGCCGATGCCGCGATGGCGCTCAAGCAAACAGCAATAAACGATGCTGTCCCTTATTGAGGCACCAAATGGACGACTACCTTTATCTCGGGTGGCTCTTTGACACTGATCCACTCGAAGTCCGCGCCGAAGTGTTGATGCAAGATGCCATCGAGCTGATGGACGAGGTTGCAGACCGGTTTGCGGGATGGGACGGCCCGCCAATTTCAGTCACGGCACGGCGAAACGCATGTCTCGGCTTATGCGCCGAAGTCTTCGACCGATTAAACCGGCGTTCCTCGGCAGCATGAGCAACGTCGCTCGCTTTGCCACGACCGAACCGACTGTCTGCGCGGTCTGCCGCCGGCACGCGATGGCGATCGGCTACGCACCCAAGCAGCGCTGTCAGGTGATCTGGCTGTGTGACAGCAACGAGTGCCACGCGGCAGCGAAGAGGATCTACAAGATGCCCAGCGATTGGTTGGACGCGTTCGAGCTCGGCGCAGTGCTCGAGGCCGGCACCCAGGCCGGGGCCTATCTCGACGAAATCGGCAAGACCGACATGGCGGTTCTGACGCCGGATGAATGGCGCAGTTTCCTGCGCCACATCGTCACCGGCTACGAGCGCGCCCTGCGGCGCAAAATTCTCGACGGCGAGGCTCCCTTTTAACGGAGGCGAGTTATGGGCGCGTTCGCAGATACGGCCGTACGACTGATCGAGCGCGGTTATGCCACGGTACCGATCATCCCCGGTACCAAGCGTCCCGGCTTCTTTGATGGGAAGCAGTGGATCGGCCTGCCGGCATGGCAGACACGGTTCAACGGACGCGCGCCGACCAGCGCGCAGGTCGTGCAATGGGGTATGGGCGACGCCGGGATCGGCATTGTCGGCGGCCTGGCCAGCCGTGGCATGGTCGGGTTTGATATCGACACCGACGATCCAAGTATTCGCGACGCCCTCGACACCATTCTGCCCGAGACGCCGGTTTGCAAAGTCGGCAAGCGCGGCGAAACGAAGTTCTATTGCGCTCCGCACATCAGCAAATCGCGCAAATGGATCATCAATCAGCGCGTCGTCTGTGAGCTGATAGGACCAAATCGGCAAACCGTCATTCCGCCGACCACTCATCCAGACACCGGCCAGCCTTATCGCTGGTCCGGGACTGAAGGTCTCGACGCGGTCGATCCCGGCGCACTGCCGGCGCTGCCGGAGGATTTCGTCGAGCTGGTGAGCGGTGTGCTGGTCCCCTTCGGCTACCGGTCCGACACGGTCAACGGCTGGGTCGACGACGACAATTCTCCGCATCGTCAGCTCAACGACGCAGCGCTGGCCAATCTCGGCGCCTGGGTGCCGGCACT